ATGATGCAATGATTGCCGAAGTTGTTTTACCAAGACCCATATCATCCGCAAGAATGAATCGGTCATTAGCTAGTAATTTTTCAATTGCCTCTTTTTGATGTGACATCGGTGCTCGATGTGAATACGGCGAATAATCAACCTCCCTGTTTAATTTCTTTTCTTCTTGGATGATTGATGATTTTGGTAACCAAAATGCATATAGTTTTTCAGTGTCAATTATTTTACCCCAAATGTGGTAAGCTTTGTCACTTTCGCATAGTAATTTTTCACACCAAACCTTTTCGGGGATAGATGTTAGTTTTTTCTCATCCATCATTTTTTCACCGAAATTCTTGGCAATTGTAAGATATTTTCGAGCAACCCTTGGCACCGTCTCATGATATTTTAAGACGTATTCAGATTGAGGACGAGTAAGTTGGAAATTTTTAACGGTTGAGAATTTCAATTTCCAATCTAATAATTGATTATTGAAACCTTCGTAGTTTAACAGTATATCCCTCGCCTCTATTTCGGGTATTTTATTCTGCATATAATCTAAATATAATAAAATAGAATGAATATTTAAACTATTTATTGAGTATGAAGCATAAGTTACCCATAACAAGAATTAGTAAATTCTTTTCTGAAACCGATTTTGATTTAAACCAACAAATCGGACAGGAATATCTGCATGGGGATTTAAACATGAAATTAGTGTTGTTTAGAGTTGACAGACAGAAAACAGATACCGATGAAGTTTATGCCGAAGTTGGTAAGGACCAAATCAAATTTTTACCCCCTGTTGAATTCAATGGATTGGTAAAAATCGAGGAACCAAAAAACTCAACATATAAGGGTGGTTTGGGTAGGTACTTGGAGCCGGGGAATATGTCAATATCGGTATACATAAGACATTTGGAGGAGTTAAAGGTAGATATTAGATATGGTGATTATATCGGTTATGCGGAATCTGAGGATAGAATACGATATTATACTGTAACAAACGATGGTAAAGTAACATCGGATAATAAACATAACATGTTCGGTTTTAAACCATATTACCGAACAATACTTTGTACACCTGCTCAGGAATCTGAATTTAGAGGAATATAATCATGGGAATACCTAAAAGAAAAAATAACATTCAAGTTTACGGAGTTAAATCCGATATGAACGGACCCGATATTGTGGGTAGAAGGAAAGAGTTATTAGAAAGAATAACAAAATCAGACACTTTTCTACCTGATTCAATATTGCATGAGGACCTTGATTTAGGTATGCTCGATTATGTAAAAGAAAACTTCAAAATCGTATCGGATGGTGACCAAATTCCAATCATACCAAGAATCTTAACCATTCAAAGATGGGGTGAGATGTCAAACAATTGGACATTTGCGGACGAAGATGGTAATATGAAACTACCATTCATTGCGGTTATTAGAAAACCCGACGTTCAACCCGGTACAAACCCATCGATACAAAGAACTATCCCCGATAGAAGAGATTTTTTCTACGCTTCGGTTCCGACATGGAACGGAACTCAGATGGGAGCAGACATTTATAAGATACCACAACCCGTGGCAATTGATTTAACATATGATGTCACTGTTGTTTGTACAAAACTTAGGGATGTAAACCGTTTCAATAGAATTGTACTTCAGAAGTTCTCATCTCGTCAATCATATACGAGTGTTAAAGGACATTATATTCCAATTGTATTAGATAGAATTGAAGATAACACCCCAATGGATACATTAGAGGGTCGTAGATTCTATATTCAGAACTATACATTCACAATGTTAGGTTTCCTAATTGATGACGAGGAGTTCGAAGTAAAACCCGCAGTTAGTAGAATGTTTCTTTTAAACGAATTCATTAAAAGTAACAACTTTGCTAAGAAATATGTGGTAAAAACCATTGAGGTTACTATTGCTTCGTTTCCTGCCGATGGTTTACAAACACAATTCAGTGTTGGCGAAACGATAAACGTGTTATTTACGGTAGCAATTAACGGTCTTATCCAAGTTAGAGATGAGGATTATTTCCATATTGCTCAAACATCAAAAATAACTTTCTCTGAACCACCACCAGAGGGTTCGGTTGTGACCATCACATACTATAAGGGAAGAAATGACACTTTTGTAGATACTTTTGGACGACCACTAAATGTCGTTTATGATACTTTTACATATGACGGTAGTGGTTTAGAATTCACAACATCAAGCGCGATTGATAGCGTTATAAGTTTGGATATTAACGGTCTTGTAGAAGACGAAGGTGCGGGATTTGAAGTTTCGGGTAACTACACCGTAAAACTACTTGGTGCACCTGTTGTTGGTTCTAAAGTTAGTGTGGTTTACTTGAGTTAATTCTCACCATATATGTCTTTTTTTTTGGGTTTACAGGTCTCCTCAATCCACTTCTGAACAACCTTGTAAATTTTCATACCATTTTTATCACAATATTCTTTCAACATCTGATGATGTTTTTCACTGACTTTGATGTTTTTTGAGTTCTCTTTTTCCATAAAGATAAATAAGGATAAAAAAGGATTTTTTATTATCCTTTTTTAAAAAAGTCACGAAATCTTTGCTAAAAACAAAGATATTTATAGAAAACAAATAAAATAAATTAACCAAACTATTAAAAATGGCAAATTCAAATAGAGTATTTGTATCTCCGGGTGTTTACACGTCAGAAAAAGATTTAACATTCGTAGCACAGAGTGTTGGTGTTACAACTCTTGGATTGGTTGGTGAGACCCTTAAAGGTCCAGCATTTGAACCAATCCTTGTAACCGATTACGATGAATTCAAACTTTACTTCGGAGGTTCATCACCAGTAAAAGATGGAAACGGTAACCCTAAATTCGAGTTACCTTATGTTGCTAAAGCATACCTTGAGGAATCAAATCAACTTTTCGTAACAAGAATTCTTGGTCTTACAGGTTACAAACCCGTGAGAACATTCGCAATAAAAACCCTTGGTGGGGTTACTTTGGGTTCATTGAGTGGAAACACTTCAGGAACTTGTGACCCATCAACATTTAACGGAATCACAGGAAGTACATTTTACTCAAACATGTCAGGAGTAACCGCATACGACGGTCAATTAATGGCAGATTACCTATTCTCAACATTTAGTGGTAACACAGCATCCAATGACGGACAGTGGTTCGTTATCGGTGAGGTACCATCATCAGCAACTTCAGGTTTGAATGCAAGCTTAGAAGAAATTTCACCTTTAACGGGTTTAAATGACGCAGATAATCCAAACGGTAAAGAATGGTACAACCAATTCTGTAACACAAATGGTACTGAAGTTTACTCATACCTATTTGAATACACATCAGGAAGTACCGGTACATTTAACGTTACACAGTTCGTTTATGATTCAACATTAATGAGTGATTATGACGAACAAGTTGTGGTTGCGTTCCGTCCTAGAGGTTCTTACTCAGGTCAAACATTGAATTTAGAAGTTACAACAAACAGCAACTTCAATGTTACAGGTGATGATTTACCATTTAACCCATTCTCTGAATTTACTATCACGGTGACAGGTTCAACAAGTGGGGTGAAAACTTTCACGTGTTCAATGGATACTACCTCATCAAAATATGTAACTAAAGTTTTAGGTACAGATGTATTTGACAAACCAAAATCAGAAGTTCCTGTATATGTTTACGAATCGTACCCTAACTATTTAAAATCAGCTTTCGAACAAGGTTTTGTAAGAGGTTTAAGTTTAACAGAAGTGTTTGTATCTGAAGGTGACAATTTTGTTGGACAATGGGATACCCCAATGTCACCAACAGTTGTTTCTGAAGTTCGTGGTGGTGAAGTATCTGACTTGTTTGATGTTATCACTATCTCTGATGGTAACGCAGCAAACGAACAAGTTAAAATTTCAATCATCAATATTAACTTGGAAACAGGTGAATTTGATATGATTGTTCGTGACTTTAACGATTCTGACGATAATATGGTGGTTCTTGAAAAATTCACAAGATGTTCAATGAACCCTGACCTACCGGGTTATGTGGCAAGAAAAGTTGGTACATCTGACGGTGAATATGAATTGCGTTCAAAATACATCATGTTAAATATGGCAAGTAACCATCCGGTGGATGCGTTCCCTGCAGGTTTCAAAGGATTTACAGCTAACACATCATTCTCAGGTTCAACTTTGGGTTCTGTTATGTACAAAACTCAATTCTTCGAAGCTGGCGATGTAATTGGATATGAAAGTGATGGTACTCAAAAATTATCATCAGGTGATAAAGTAAGAAAAATCAGTTTTGGTCTTTCTTCACAAGTTGGTTATGATAAGGACCTTTTCAAATATAAAGGTTCGGC